TAATTTTCCAACACCAGCAGGAGGATCTGGAGGTTCAGGTGGAGGTGGACAAGGTACAAACTCACCAAACCCAGGAGGCCCTAGTGTGGGAGGTTCGGCAGGAACAGTTAACACTGGCGGTGGCGGAGGTGGCTTTGGACAAGGTAATAGCAGTTTCTTTGGTTTTGCAGGCGGATCAGGTGTTGTATATTTAAGAGCACCAGGACCTATTGGTCCAAGTATTTCAGTTACACCAGGAACAAACACTAAAGGACCAGTTGGTAGTGATACTTTATTAACTTTTACAGTACCAGGGAGCTTTACAATAAGTTAAAAATTATGGCACACTTTGCAGAATTAGATGAAAACAACGTAGTTATTAGAGTTCTTACAGGATGTAATCAAGACATTGCTGAAAATGGTGGAGAACAATCTGAACAAGCAGCTTTATATTTTCAATCTTATACTCCCTTGTCTCCTAATGGAGTAAAATATGTACAGACTTCTTACAATCATAATTTTAGAGGAAGATTCGCAGGAGTGGGAATGATTTACAAATCAGATATAGATAAATTTATATCACCTCAACCTCACGCTTCTTGGACTTTAGATGAAAATGGAGTTTGGCAAGCACCTGTTACACCACCTACATTATTATTAGATAGTAATAATAAATTTTATAATTTAGTTTGGAATGAGCCTAATCAAAAATGGTTAGCAACAGATTCAAATAACGATTCTTTCGAATGGAATACTTCTACTCTTTCTTGGGATTCTGTTTAAGTCACTATTGACTTTTTTTTATAAAAAATATATGTACGTCATATGCTTTGGCCTACAGGTTGTGTAGATAATTTTTTTGAAGAACCTAATAAAATTTTAGAATTTTCTAATACATTAAATTATAAAAAAGATATTTATGGTAAATGGCCTGGAGAAAGAACAGAAAATACTTTTGATATTAATAAAGAGTTTTTTATTTGGACTACAAAAAAAATTATGACTTTATTTTATCCAATGAATTTAGACAATTTTGAATGGTCAGCTTCTCAATATTTTCAAAAAATAGATGGAAATGTGTATAAAAATAATGGGTGGATTCATTTTGATAAAGAAGCAGAATTTACAGCTATAATATATTTGAGTAAACACAAAAATTGTGGAACAAATATATATAGTCCTAAATCTTTTAATAGTGAGCCTATTCATGTTGCAGAAAAAGAAAAAAATTATAAAAACATAAATATAAAAAATAATAAATATTTAATTGAAAATAACGAACGCTATGAAAAGAATATTTCTTTTAGTTCTAAGTTTAATCGATTAATTTTTTTTGACGGTTGCCAACCTCATGCAGCCGAAAAATTTTCAGAAGAAAACATTAATGAAGATAGATTAACTTTAATAACTTTTTTTCATTACATCACAGGAAGAGCTGTTAAATATCCAATATCACAGATGAGGAGAGTATAATAATTACATGAATTTACATCATCATTATTTTTATTTTAAAAAAGCTTTAACACCTAGATTTTGTGATGAACTTATAGACTATGGTAATCGACAAAAAGAACAATTAGCTTTAACAGGTGGTTATCAAGAAAAAATAGAAAAGAATCAAGATTTATCACAAGAAGAATTAAATGATTTAAAACAAAAAAGAGATTCAAATATAGTTTGGTTAAATGATAATTGGATATATAAAGAAATACATCCTTATATTAATTTGGCTAATGAACAAGCGGGTTGGAATTTTCAATGGGATTGGTCTGAAAGCTGTCAATTTACAAAATATAAGTTAAATCAATATTATGATTGGCATTGTGATTCTTGGGAACTGCCTTATAATGAACCCAATGATTTAACAAGACATGGAAAAATTAGAAAATTATCCGTGACTTGTTCGCTTTCCAATCCTGAAGATTATGAAGGAGGTGAATTAGAATTTGATTTTAGAAATACAGACCCTGATAAACCTCAAGTAAGAAAATGTGCTGAAATACAAGAAAGAGGCTCAATAGTTGTTTTTCCATCTCATGTGTGGCATAGAGTAAAACCAGTAACAAAAGGAACAAGGTATTCATTAGTTATTTGGAATTTAGGATATCCTTTTAAATAAATATGATAGACCATAGTTTTAACGTAAAAATTTTAGAATATTCTTTACCTTTCGATGATGATTTTTCTAAATATATAAAAAAATATCCTTTAAAGTCTTTTGAAAAAAATAATAATTCTTATTTTGATGAAAAAGAAGATTTAGAATTAAAAGAAAAAGTTAATTTTTATATAAAACCAATTGCAGAGCAAAACAATTCTGTTTTAATAAAAACTTGGATACAACAATACAACGAAGAACAATTTCATGACCTACATGTACATGGATCTGGTGATTTGCTTTCATTTATTTGGTACATAGATTGTACTAAAAAGTCATCCTTCACTGTGTTTTATAATCAAGGTTATCCGTATATTCATACGCATAATTTTTTTGTAAAACCTGAAAAAAATAAATGTATATTATTTGATGGAAGTTTGCCTCATCTTGTATTACCTAATAAAGATAAAAAAAGATTAATTATAAGTGGGAATTTAAAAAAATTATGAGCTTTAAAAAAAATAAATATACAGTTATTAAGAAAGCAATTTCTAAAGAACTTGCAGATTTTTGTTATAACTATTTTATAATGAAAAGAGGAGTTGCTAAAACATTTATAGAAAATAGATACATATCACCTTATTCAGCAGAGTGGGGAATATGGGCAGACCCACAAGTCCCTAATACATATTCTCATTATGCAGATGTTGTAATGGAAACTTTATTAATAAAATTACTTCCACTTATGGAAAAAACAACAGGATTAAAATTAACTCCTAATTATTCTTATGCAAGAATTTATAAGCAAGGAGATATTTTAAATAGACATAAGGATAGATTTAGTTGTGAAATATCTACAACATTAAATTTAGGTGGACCAGAATGGCCTATCTATTTAGAGCCTTCAGGAAAAGAGGGAATGAAAGGAACTAAAGTTAATTTAAAACCTGGGGATATGCTTATTTACAAAGGTAATGAATTAGAACATTGGAGAGAAGCATTAAAAGATAACGATTGTGCCCAAGTATTTTTACATTATAATAATACTAAAACAAAAGGATCTAAAGAAAACTTATACGATCGTAGACCTCATTTAGGTTTACCTGCTTATTTTAAAAAAAATGATTAAAGATAAAGATCTATATATAAAAGAACTGGAAGAAAAAGTTCAAGAGCTTGAAGAAAAATATCAAATGGAAAAAGGTGTTAAACAATCTGAAGTAATGCTTAACGCAGAATTAAACGAAAGAATAGAAAAGCATCTATTGCACATTGAAACTCTTAGAAACATTAATGAACATTATTCTAATTTAATTGGCAAACTAAGAGCTAGGTTAAAAGATATTATAACCCATTAATTTTATGAACATCATAGACAGATTTAGTAAAAATCTTGTCTGTGTTGAATACCCTAAAGAACAGTGTTCTTGGCATATATCAGGGATCATTCCTAAATTCTCTAATCAAGTTCATAAATATGATGTTAGAGGTATGAGAGTTGAAGATAATGGCCATCTAAGTAAACCAGGATCAACTTCTTCTAAAGCAGATAAAATGGTGTTTGAGACTGATATTAATTGGTTGATATTTGACACAGAGGAGTTTCACAGATATTTATATGATAATAAAATAACTATAATTCATCTAGATGATATGGTCAAAAACCTTAATAAAATTTGGGTTTTAAGTAAAGATAAATAGTGATAGAATAATTTATGCTTCAAAAAATACAATTTAAGTCTGGTTTTAATAAAATGGTTACAGCTTCAGGAGCTGAAGGACAGTGGATTGATGGTGATTTTGTTAGATTTAGATATGGACTTCCTGAAAAAATAGGAGGTTGGTTACAGCTTACAACTTCCAATCATACTTTACCAGGAGTAGCTAGATCACAACATGCATGGACTTCTATAGCAGGAGAAAAATATGTAGCTATAGGAACTTCTCAAGGATTGTTTTTATATTATGCAAGTTCTTTTTACGATATTACTCCATTAGATACAGCGATTACTGGAGCTACTTTTGATGCTACAACAGGTTCCGCAACGGTCACTGTTAATAAAACTTCTCATGCTTTATTAGATGGAAGATATGTAACTTTTTCTTCTGTCACTGTACCAACAGGTTCAGGTTATTCAACATCTGATTTTGAAAATAATACATTTGAAGTAAAAAATAAAACTTCTAATACTTTTGAAATTACTATGCCATCTAATTCAGCTGGAACTACATCTGGCACCGGTTCAGCACAAATTAATCCATATGTACTTGTAGGTCCTACTTTTCAAACTGCAGGTTTTGGTTGGGGCACTGACACATGGGGTTCTGATACATGGGGAACAGGTAGTGCAACTAGCGACGTGATTCTAGATCCAGGTATTTGGAGTCTTGATAATTTTGGTCAAATATTAATTGCAACCATTCGTAATGGAAAAACTTTTACTTGGAATGCAGGAGCAGCGGGAGCTAGAAGTATAAGAGCAACGATTATGTCAGGCGCTCCTACAAAAACAATATTAACTCAAGTATCTGACAGAGATAGACATTTATTTCATTTTGGAACGGAAACAACCATTGGCACTCCAACAACTCAAGATCCCATGTTTATCAGGTTTTCTAATCAAGAAGATTATAATACATATCAACCAACAGCTACGAATACTGCAGGGACATTTAGATTAGATAAAGGTAATGAAATTGTTGGAGCGGTGTCAGGTAAAGATTATACTTTAGTATTAACTGACACTTCAGCATATGTTATTCAATATGTAGGACCACCATTTACATTTTCTGTTCGTCAAGTAGGAACCAATTGTGGATTGATTGGTCAAAATGCTTTGAGCTATTCTAATGGTCTTGTGTTCTGGATGTCAGGAGAGGGTAGTTTTTTCATGTATGATGGAACCGTAAAAGCTATGCCTTGTTCTGTAGAAGATTTTGTATTTACTACAACGGGAAATAATTTAGGAATTAATTATAACTCTAGTCAATTAGTTTATTGTGAACACAACACTTTATATAATGAAATTAATTGGTTTTATCCTGCTTCAGCGTCAGAACAAATTAATAGATGTGTAACTTTTAATTATGGAGAAAATTGTTGGACTACCTCTTCATTAGCGAGAAGTTCTTATATAGATCAAGGTGTTTTTGATTTACCCCATGCTACACAATATAATAAAACAGCGACACCAAATTTTCCTATTCAAGGTATTACCAATAAATATGGTGCTTCTATTTATTACGAACATGAAAAAGGAACAGATCAAGTTAATAGCACTGGCACAACATCCATTGATGCATTTATACAATCAGGTGATTTTGATATTACTAATTCTGGTAATGTAGCTAATCTTCAAGGAGACGGTGAATTTATTATGTCGATGAAACGATTTATTCCTGATTTCAAAGTATTGACAGGTAATTCAAAAGTTACATTACTTTTAAATAATTATCCAAGTGAAACAGCTACTAGTTCACCTTTAGGTCCTTTTACAATTAATTCATCTACTGATAAAGTAGATACTAGAGCAAGAGGAAGATTACTTGCTATTAAAATTGAAAATGATGCTACAGGGGAAACGTGGCGTTATGGTACTTTACGTGTAGATATTCAACCCGATGGAAGAAGATAATGGCTA